GCCGGCCGACGTGACGACTGGACCCGCAGGCCGAGCCGTCGCAGTCGACCTCGAAGACGCTGAGCGGGAAGTCATCGGGGTTCATGTCCTGATCCTAGCGCATAACCGTTTACCGGTAAACTGAAACGGTGCCAAGGAAAAAGAACCCCGAGGGCCGGCATGTCACGATGTCCGCCCGCTTCACCAACGCCGAAGCCGAGGAGATCGACGCGGCACGAGGAGGCACGGACCGGAGCCCGTGGCTACGCGAAGTCGCCCTCGCCGCTGCCGGACAGCAGCCCGCAGGCGTCCCGCCGACAATGCCCCCCGCACCAGCGACGCCCCGGCCGCGCCGTCCCGCACCGGTCCGCTTCCGTGAGCCGCCAGCCGAACCCGAGGCCGCCGCGAAGAACTGCAAGCACCCCAAGGTCCGCGTCAAGGGCTCCTGCCCTGACTGCGGCACATGGGTAGCGAGCAAGCGCTGACCGCCCCTCGTTTGTCAAACGCATGGACCCTGAAACGGCCGGGAGGTGACCCGCCATGCCCCGACGCCGCTCCGCTGACACCATGGAACGCGACGCCGAAGCCCTCGCCCTGTTCCACGGCGGCTGCACTTACCGGGACATCGCCGCCCGGCTCGGATGGAAGAACCAGGCCAGCGCATACGAGGCGGTCCGCCGTGCCATCGCCGACACCCACCGCCTCGGCATCGAGGAACGGCGCCAGGTCGAGGAAGAACGCCTCGACTACCTGACCCGCGTGTTCGACCGCGTGGTCCGCACTGAGCACTACGCATCCAGCGCCAGCGGCAACGTCGTCCTGCACCCGTTCACGGGCGAGCCGCTGATCGATGACGCGCCCGTCGTCCAGGCCGGCCTCGCGCTGCTGCGCGTGTCGGAATCCCGCCGCAAGCTCCTCGGCCTGGACGCGCCCAAGCAGGTTGAGGTCCGCACAATTGACGCCATCGACGCCCGCCTCATCGAGCTTGCGGACCAGATGGCGTCAGTGGACGCCTGAGCAGCGCCGCGAGTTCCTCCGCCAGCTAGACGCACAGGAACGCGAACGGCTCCTCGAAGTCCTCGACGCGCCCGAACCCGGCCCCCCGTGGGAGCAGGTAGCCCGGCCCGAGCAACTCCCGCCCGCCGGCGACTGGCTGCTGTGGCTCTACATGGCCGGCCGTGGTGCCGGGAAGACCAGAGCTGCCGCCGAGTGGTCTCACGGCCTGGCGCTGGCTCACCCCGGCTGCCGCATCGCGCTAGTGGGCCGCACGCCCGCCGACGTCCGCGACGTGATGATCGAGGGCGATTCCGGCATCCTCACCATCGCCTGCGATGACCGGCCCGTCTACCAGCCGACTAAGCGCCGCCTGACGTGGCCGAACGGGTCGATGGCCTACACGTACTCCGCTGAGGTCCCCGCCCAGCTCCGCGGCCCCCAGCATCACTACGCCTGGTGTGACGAGCCCGCGTCATGGACCGACGCCCGCAAAGGCGACGTGCTCGACACGGCGTGGAACAACCTGATGCTCGGCCTGCGGCTCGGCCGCTCGCCCCGGTGCGTGGCCACGACGACGCCTAAGCCGCTGGCGCTGATCCGCACGCTGCTCGGGCGCCCGACGACGGTCGTGACCAAGGGCTCCACCTACGACAACCTCGACAACCTCGCCCCCTCGTTCCGCGCCGAGGTGCTGGCCGCCTACGAGGGCACCCGGATCGGGCGGCAGGAACTCCTCGGCGAGCTCCTCGAGGACGTCGAGGGCGCTCTGTGGACGCTGGCGCTGCTCGATGAGTGCCGGGTTACCGAAGCGCCGGACATGCGCCGTGTCGTCGTCGCGGTGGACCCTTCGGGCGGCTCCGGGCCGGATAGCGACGAACAGGGCATCATGGTCGCCGGCCTCGGCGTGGACGGCGAGTTGTATGTCCTCGCGGACAGGTCGTGCAAGTTGTCGCCGAACGGCTGGGCTTCCCGTGCTGTGGGCGCCTTCCATGAGTTCGCCGCTGATCGGGTCGTGGCGGAGGTCAACTACGGCGGGGCCATGGTGGAGTCCACCATCCGGCAGGTGTCCAAGACGGTCCCGATCAAGGTCATCAGCGCATCACGCGGCAAGGTCCAGCGGGCCGAACCGGTCGCCGCCGCGTATGAGCAGGGCCGCGTGCATCACGTCGGGGCGATGGCCAAGCTCGAGGATCAGCTCACGACGTGGACCCCGGCTGACGGGACGAGCCCTGACCGCCTGGACGCCCTGGTGTGGGCGGTGACGGAGCTGACGGACAACTTCAGCGCGGATGCGTGGATCGCGTGGGCGAAGCGTAAAGCCGAGGAAGCCGCCCCGGAACCGCGCGCGAACGGCCACCAGCCCGCCCCCGAACCCCCAGAGCCCGTAGACCCGGCTGAGGCACGCAGGCTCGCACGACACGCCGCATTCCAGGCCGGCACATGGGTCTAGACTGTTGGCCGTGAGTCACGCCGCCGAGATCGTCAGGGACTACTTCCGCCGCGCCGGCCAGCCGGGCGATCAGAGCCTTGACGCCTGCTACCAGTACGAGATGACGATCCTGCGAGACATGCTGTCGCGCCTCGAGGTCATCCTCGGTGACGAGGGCGTGCCCCGTGACGTAGCGGCGCGGGTGATCCGCTGCATGCTGTACGGCTCCCCGTCACCCGCCACCGCCGAGGAGAGGATGAGGCGCGAGGCCGAGACGGTGAAGATGCTGAACGAGCGACCGCCGATCCCGTTTGAGATGCCAGCGGATCTCGCCGCGAAGCTGGGCCCGCCGAAGCCCTGACCCCTCCGGACCGCCTAGCTTAGGCGACACCGGGGCCCCGTGCGCGGGGCCCCGGCTGGTTGCCTCCGGTTTGATCCACCCCTCCTGGCACCGGGAGAGTTCGCAGCGCTTTCAGAGCGCAGGGCTGCCGGAACAGCGGGACCGATCCTACGCCTTCCCTCGTCGCTGATGCCCTGACCCCGGACTTGCGAGGTGGGGCCGGATGGGCTTGCGGTCACGCGTCGGCGACACCCTGGTCAGGGTCGGGAAGACATTCGGCACCAGCGTGCCCGAGCAGTTCCGGCAGGGCGAGGAAGCCGCCCAGATGACCCCGGCATCCCCGTTCAGCCCGGGGACGCCTATCGGGCCGTACGACGGATATGACCGGCACACCCGCCAGTTCAACTTCGTTACCGGGTACAACATCTCGACCCGGCCGAGGCTGCACGAGGCGGTGTCGTTCTCCACCCTCAGCGGGCTCGTGGAATCGTACGACATCGCACAGATCTGCATCTGGCACCGGATCGACTCCATCCGGTCGCTGGACTGGAAGCTCCTCCCGGCCGACCATTACAACGGCGACGTCACCGACGCGATCCCGCTGGGACTGGCCGCGCTCCGGAAGCCCGACCGGAAGAACTACTTCAAGACGTGGCTGGCGAAGTACCTGTATGACATCCTGGCGTGGGATGCGGGGGCGCTGTACCGGCTGCGGAACCGCGCCGGCCGGTGCATCGGCCTCCAGCCCGTCGATGGGCGCACCATCGCGCCGCTGCTGGACTACTGGGGGAACTCGCCCGACGAACCCGCAGAGGCCTACGTCCAGTACGTGAACGGGCTGCCGTGGAACTGGCTGACCAGGGCCGACCTGATCTACGAGCCGTTCCGCCCCGTCGCCGGGTCGCCGTACGGGCGCCCGCCGATCGAGTCGGTCATCCTCAACGCCAACACCGACCTGCGGTTCCAGGTCTACTTCCTCCAGCGGTTCACCGAAGGCAATCTCCCCGCCGCGTTCGCGTCGTCGCCCGAGTCGTGGTCACCGGATCAGATCGAGCAGTTCCAGAACTACTGGGACGCGATGATGTACGGCGACCAGGCCCGCAAGCACCAGATCCGGTGGATGCCCGGCGGGTCGAAGATCATGTGGTCGTCGGAGAAAGACTTCTCTGACCTGTTCTCGCTGTTCATGATGCGGAAGACCAGCGCGGCCTACCACGTGGTGCCGTCTGACATGGGGTTCACCGAGTCGGTCAACAGATCCTCGGGTGAATCCCAGGCCGACGTTCAGCACCGGGTCGGGGACCTGCCTTTGATGGAGCACGTCGAGGAAGTCATCTCGATGTTCCTCCAGGACGACCTGGGCCTGCCGCTGAAGCACGAGTTCGACCGGGGCGAGGAGCAGGTCGACCAGGCCGCGCAGGCTGAGGCTGACCAGCGGTACATGGACCGGGCCGTGATCTCGCCGTCTGAGATCCGGGAGATGCGCTACGGGCTGGTGGACACCAAGCCCGTAGCGCGGGTGTTCTTCACTGAGCGGGCCGGGCCGATCCCGCTGAACTCGCTGGAAGCCGTGGCCGGGCCGGTGGACGCGCAGACCGCGGCGCCGGCGGAGGGCGTGGCGCTGCCGCACCAGGTATTCGAGGAAGCGCC